GATTTGATGCAACTTGTAAGAAAGTCATTAATCTTTGTGACCTTACTTCTTTTTGCATCAATGATGTTGTACCTCTTGCCTTTATGTGTAAGTCTCCTTTTATTTCTGGAGTGTCTGTATTAAACTGCATGTTCCATGCAAACAATGTTTCACCTAAAGGTCGTAAAAGATAATCATCAATATTTTTAATAACTGTTTTTATACTAAGAGCCGCCGCTCCCATTAACATTGACATGCCTGCCGCTGTTCTAGTTGTAGATTGTACACCTGTTGTTCCATGTGAATAAGATGGAATACCTGTTGCCTCATCTGCAAGTTGTCTAAATCTATCAAACATCATTAAGTTTTCATTTGCTGTGTTAGGAAACTTAACTCCATGTATAGCTTGGCCTGGCATACCACTTTGTCTTCTAAATATTTTACCAGGAAATACTTTCATATCTTGTCCTGGCACTAGCATAGTTTCATCTACATCAAAAACTAAATTGCCTGCAAGTGCTAAATTATCAATAGCCATTCTTGCATGACCATTCATAATTGTTTGTGCATCATCCATGTTTTCTGGTATACCAATACCAAAAAATTGATATGGATTTATTTCATATGGGCAAATTAAATATGGTAATCTAGTAGGTGTAAATGGATTTAAAACTAATCTAATAACTTCACCATTACATACCCAACAGTTAACTTGAACTTCATCCATGTCATCCATGTCTTCATCCATTTCTAAACCTGCTTCTAAAGCTAGTTCAGTATCTAACGTTCCCCAAAATTCTAATATCTCATATCTATTTTTATCGTACTCACTAGTGCTTTCTCTATCTTTTAAAGATGATTCATAGCCACGAGCTTCATAGTTAGGCCCCATATTTAATGCATTACGAATAGCTTCTTTTCTAAAATAAGGTCTATTTATTAAATCACGTATCTGTGAACGTGTATAAACATGACGTTGTATTACATACTCAGCATCATCAATAGTAATAGCATCTGGGTCTGGATAGAAATCCCAACATGATACAGATTCAATTCGTGGTACTAGTTTAGTTTTCGGAGAATACTTATTTTCTCCTGTTACTTCATCTTTTTCCCAACTATGACTAACTTGTTCATAAGTAAATGGCCCTTTAATAACTCCCGTGCCAAGTAAAGCCGCTTCAAATAAAGCATGACGTAAAACATTTACGGCACTAGATTCTTCTAATTGGTCATGGATAAGTTTTTCCATATTACCAGAAGCCTCTTCTGCAGGATTAATTTGTGGTTCTGCGGCTCCATCTGTAGCCTCACCTTTAATAAAATTAACACCTGTGTATTTATTTTTTAATCCACCTAGTATATCTGTAGCACCTGGTGCTAGCTCATTACCATCACCTGGATAGCCATATGGACTATCGGGCTCTTGTTGTTGGTGTTTAGAAACGTGAGCATACTCAGCAATATTTTCTGGTATTGGAGTAGGCTCAACGCCTACTGGGAATTTACCACTAGAAAATAAAACTTCTATTAGTTGCCCATATGCCGCAAGAACTTTAGTCTTTGTTATTTTAACAAATACTTTTGACTTTTCACTTTCAGTAAAAGCCATATCATTACCATAGACTCCTCTATAGTTTCGATAAGCTCTTAGCCAACGCTCTTCATCAAACTTACGAGCGTCTTCTGCTTCAGTAAATTTACCCTTTACAAGTCCTGCTAAACCAGAGACTTCGTAATCTGATTGTTTACTTTCGTCAGTATCGTCTAAGGCTAAAATATTAGCTGACTCTTTATCTGCCATTTTTTACTTTGCTTCTTTTGCGTCTGATAATTCACCTTGAGTGTATTTTCTTAACATACCTGCATCTGGTTTTTCTTTTGCAGGTGGTGTATCTGGCACATTAGAAAGCTCTGCATGAGAATATTTTTTTAACATTCCCGCTTGAGGTTTTTCTTTTGCAGGTGCACCATCAGCTACTTCAGAAACTTCGCCTTGCATGTATTTTTTCATTTTAATTGGTGTTTCCATCTTTCCTCCTAGTAATCTCTTTCATCTGCCATTCTAAAAACAGCAGGGTCTACTTTATTTTTTTTTCCTTGTTTAGGAAAATCGTTTGGTCTTGTTTCATCATTGGCATGAATAGTCATGTCAATTTTCTGTCCTACTGGTGTATCTTTTGAATAATCAGCAGGAAGCTCACCTTGTTTGTATTTTTTCATTACGTCTTCTGGCATTTATTCCTCCAAAATTTTATTTTTAAGATACCCCATTAAATCTGGATTATCTACAAAAACAGTCGTTAAACCATTCGTTATACCATTAACTATGGCTTCTTCTTTTTCTCCTACATCTATATTCCATTGATAAATAATACCATGTATTATTTCATGCAATATAGTATTAGCATGAGAAACACCCTCTTCATCAGAAGTATATCCTATAACACCTTCTTTAGAAAAAAATTGTCCTTGTGCTTCATTTGCACTAGCTACAGTTTGTTTCCATTCTTCTAGCTTATAATTTTTATAACCTATCTTTACAGTGTCTGGTATTTTACTAACACAATCACAATACTTTGATTTAGGCATTAGTATCCAAAAACTCTATCAGAAGGTTTAAACTTTTCTTTTTCTGTATATCTATTTGCTTCATAACTTTTTGGATGAACAGTTCTACTCATCACCCCATATCGAAGAGCATCATACGCATGGTCTTCTGCATGTGTATCCACATCTTCTGGATTGTTTCTATCTATTGGTAACATTGGTAATGTTCTAATTAGATTTATACAATTAGAAAATACTTTTAGCTTTGGTTGTCCAGTGTTTTCATCTTTCGATAGTAACTTATGTAATTCTAGTTTACCTGCTACTCTACTTCGTGGCGACCTATCTGATGGTCTCCACTTACAACCTTCTCTAATCATTGTTTCTGCAATACTAGGGCCAGCATCCCCTCGTCTTGACCAAGTAGAAGAGTCCAAGATTCCGTACCTAATATATTCACCTTCTTCTCGCTCAAGTACTTGCTTTGCGAAAATGTCTGCCGTAACTCTCTTGGTGTAATACTCTCTGTATACCCAGAAATTGTTATCGAAGTCCACTGCAATCCAGAGAACGCAAGCCGCAGATGAATACCCCCAGTCGCACGTTCTAAATCTGAGCCAACTGCGGGGAATGTTAAAAGGCTCCACAACATGAGTGGGAATACTAAATTCTGGAAAAGCCGAGTTTTCAAATGCACCCCAGTCTCCTTCTAAAAATTGTTTACGTTGTACCTCTGGTAGAGATGACAGCATAATTAGATAATCATCTGTTTGCATTAGATACGGATTATCTTGTAACTTTGCAGGTATAAATCTTCTTGTTATAGACTTATTTCCTGCTATCGTACTTATGTTTACATCAAACGCTGTGTTTGGTTCTGCAGGGTCAACAAACATTTCTTTAACCCATTGTGAACCTACGTTACCTGGATTGCCTGTAGCTCTCATAAACACAGGTATCTCTGGGTCTACACTACGAAGAGAAGAACGTAAAAAGTTATATATCTCTGGTGTAGGATATTGTGGTAATTCATCTATACCTATCCACGTATACGATTGACCTTGGTAACGAAGAACATCAGTTAAGTTTTCTGCGTAACCAAATTCAATTCTAGCTCCAGATGGAAATCGCCATTCTTTTTCTTGCTCTCTCCATTTAGCACCTGGAAATGCTTGACCATATAAACGTTGAGAATGATTAATCATATCTCTAAGTTCTGGCATTGAACGTCTAATTAACAACGCTCTATGACTTCCTTTGTCACAATAACGAAGTGGGTCTATCAACATTGCGTATGATTTACCACCACCTCTTGCACCACCATAAAAGACTTCTCTTTCTGATGCCGCTAAAAACTCTGTTTGTGGCCCTTCGTTTGGTTGAAAAATAATATTATCTTCAACATGTTCTTGAACATTTGGAGGAAGTTGTTCTACTTCATCCTTTGTTAAAACAGCAGAGTCTTTTCCTTTTAACGCATCATTTGTTTTAAGAATACGTTCTTTTCTTTTTTTAGCGTTGTGTAAATCATTAGTAGCTTTCTTAATCTTGTCATCTTGTTTTTTAATGACTCGTTTAGCTGAAGCTCTAGCTTTACTCTCTACGCTGAGAACTCTGGGAGCTTGTTTGACTCCTCGTTTTCTTCCAAGATTTTTTCTTGGTTTAGGTGGTTCAATGTCTGCCATCTGTTATTAATTATTTTTCTTAATCCTGTGTGTGTTATTGGTCTTTCTGTTTTTTGAGTCAACCATCTTGCAACCTCACGATAAGAACAATTATTTAAATATTCTTTTGCTTCTTCCAATGCATCTAGTTCAGATTGTACTGGCTCTATATAATCTGGGTCATCAGATTCTTTATAGCCAAATGGTATTACTCTTGCTTTTCTTTTAATTCGTTGCATCTTTTGGTGGTAATATAAATATACCATGAGCAACTTGTGCGTTAATATCTATCTTATCTTTTTTGACAAGACCTACACGGTCAAGTATTTGTTTGGCCGCTTCCATTCTAATATTAACACCAGGAGTTTTACCATCTTCATCTAGTGCATCTACTAAACCTTTTACTGCTTTTGCAGAGTTAAGTGCTAAAGAGTATTCTGCTCTTTCTAGTATTTCATCTTTTAATGCTTTAACAACTTTAGGATAAGAGCTAGGTGCGTATCCTGCAATCTCTCCTGCTTTCTTTGGATTGCCTAACGCCTCTCCAAACAACGCATTAATAAAATTTTGTTGCTGTTCTGTTAATTCTTTTACTTCTTTTTTAACTGGTAGCATTTATAGCCATTGCCTCTTTTGTTTCTTTTTTATTCTTTTTTCTTTCATCCAATCTGGGTTTTTCTTTATACCTAATTCTTCTTTTATCTCTCGTTCTTTGTATCCATCTTCTGCCGCTTGAAGTATTTGTTCTCTGGCCTTATCTTCTTTTCCACCCACATCTGATATAAGAGATAGGTTAGGAGCAGTAATAACTCTTCTAACAAAACGCTTCTTACACGGAAAGTCTCTTTTAGCGACAGGTAATAACTTTGTAAATACCTCGCCAGTTTTTGTATTTTCATATTCGTATATTGGCATTATTTTTCTTTTATAATTTTAAAATATTTTTCTTGATATTTATTTAAACTTATTAAACTATTTATCTTACTATCTTCTTTACACAATTGTACATACATATCTGTATCTGTCAACCATTTTCTGCCATTCCAAAATTCAAATCCATCAAATCTTGATTTGTACATACTGCTTTCTTCATAGGCGTATGAAAGATAATATTTTTTATATCCTTTTTCAATAGCCCATTTTATTTCAAATAATGTTGCATATGTTCCAAGACTTAATTTAGGATTGCTATAATCCCATGCAAACTGTCCTGTTAAAACATGCTCATCTGTAAATACTTCTAATTCCGTAAATGCAACTGGAACATTATTATAATAATAAATAAAGTATTTCCAACTAACAGGGTCATCTCTGATAAATATTTCACTATCATCTTCATTACCCTTTTCGTAATAGTTTTTGTGTTGAACATATTTTTTATATATATCTGACACAATATTACGTAGATTGTTATCTAGCTTATCAAATATTTTTACTGTAATATTTTTTTTATTTAGTATCTTTCTTTGTTTTTTACTAAATATAAATTTAGATAAAACTAACCTACATCCTCTAGCATTTATCCAAGTTATTTGATTTAACTTTTCATAATACCAAGATAAAGGTATCCATCCATTATCTAGTGCATAAGAATATTCTTTTTCTTCAAACGTTGCTAGTGCTAACGAATAAATTAAATCGTAATTAGTAAGTTTACCTGCAATATGGTCAAAGAATAATTTCACTAAGGACGCTCAAACTGAGTCATGTATGAGTCATCAGTCTTTGTGTCCTCTTCTCTAGTATTCTCTACAGTATAAAAATTCTGGTCTATTTTATAACCAGGATTCTTTGTTAATCTTTCTTCCATAAAAGCATCATCATACCACACAGTTCTATT